TCAACCTATACCTCCCCGATGCAGTCCGAAACGATGCTGGACAGTCCTTTTAAGACCCGACCTAATCCGAGTCAATGACAGACAAGCCTAAAAAGCGCAAAGCCCTGCGAGGGGCAACTAAGCCACGCCTTCACAGTCCACTTCTTAAGGGCGAAAGTAAGCTGCAAGATGTTAAAGACCTTTGCAAAATAGTCTCGATGGATTTAATGCCTTGGCAGGAATTCGTGTTGCGAGACATGCTTACCATCGACAAAAAAGGCATGTGGATCCGTAAGACAAACCTAATTCTGGTGGCTCGTCAGAACGGTAAAACACACCTAGCCCGCATGCTCATCCTTGCACACCTCATAAAGTGGAACACCAATGTGCTTATCATGAGCTCGAACAGAAGCATGGCACTAGACACCTTCCGACAAGTAACACACCTATTGGAGACCAATGACCACCTTAAAGGATTCGTCAAACAGATCAGACACGCCAACGGAACTGAAAGCATTGAGATGTTATCTGGAGCAAGGCTTGATGTTGTTGCAGCAACTAGAGACGGCTCTCGCGGTAGATCCGTCAATGGACTGCTCTACATCGATGAAGTCCGAGAGATCACAGAAGATGGATTTAGAGCTGCTACTCCTACAACTAGAGCTCACCCAAACTCTCAAACGCTTCTTACCTCTAATGCAGGAGACGCTTTCAGCACTGTACTCAACGACCTACGAGAGCGAGCCATCGACTACCCGCCTAAGTCTTTTGGATTCTATGAGTACTCAGCACCCCAGTACTGCAAGATAACTGACCGCGATGCATGGGCTCTGGCTAACCCCTCGCTCGGTTACACGATTACAGAGGATGCGATTGAAGAAGCGATTGCTACTTCACCGATTGAAAATACGCGCACGGAGACACTTTGTCAGTGGATAGACAGTTTATCGTCACCGTGGCCTCACGGAATTCTCGAGGAAACATCTGACTCTGAGCTTGAGATGGCAGTAGGTGCTTACACAGTATTTGGCTTTGATGTAAGTCCTAGTCGTAGAAACGGCTCACTCGTTGCTGGCCAACTATTGCCTGACGGGCGTATCGGCATAGGAATCTTAGAGACTTACAGCTCTCAGGTTGCTATCGATGAGCTGAAAATGGCTGCAAGTATAAAGGCGTGGTGTGACATCTATAAGCCTCGGCTAGTGTGCTTTGACAAGTACGCTACTCAAACCATTGCAGATCGACTGCACAATTCTGGAGTTATTGTGGAAGATGTCTCAGGCCAGCAGTTTTACAAAGCCTGTGGAGACTTGCTTGAAGGCTTAGTCAATCATCGAGTAGTCCACAATGGGCAAGCCGAGTTCATCCAGCAGATGAATAACTGTGCAGCTAAAGTCAATGATTCAGCATGGCGTATCATTAAACGTAAGTCAGCAGGAGATATCTCAGCACCAATCGGCATAGCAATGGCGGTTAGTAAGTTAATGATCCCTCAACCTAAGCCGCAGATTTACGGTTAGACACGCCCTAGCATGTTGTCTAATTACTTGACAAATGATACACTTTATGACTATGGGTCTATTCCGCAAAACTGAAGCAATCTCTGAAGATAAGCGTTCATCGCTTTTAGCGCAATATGCCCCTTCTATTATGGGAGAAAATCTTAACTCCCTTTATAACTACATCCTCCCTCGCGTTAATCGCAATGAGGCAATGTCAGTTCCATCCGTAGCTAAGTGCCGTAATTTACTTTCAGGCGTTATCGGTGGACTACCTCTTAACCTTTACCGTAACTCAACAGGTGAAGAATTAGGCAACCCTGTCTGGGTAGATCAGCCAGCTCTTAATCAGCCACGCTCTGTAACAATGGCGTGGACTGTAGATTCATTGATGATGTATGGCGTTGCATACTGGCAAGTCACAGAAGTCTATGCTGAAGATGGCAGACCTTCTCGCTTCCAATGGATTCCGAATGTTAAAGTTACATTCACTACAGATCTTTACGGCATGACTGTCACTCAATACTACATCGATGCAGTTGCAGTTCCAATGTCAGGTCTTGGATCTCTTGTAACATTTCAATCATTCGATGAAGGTATTTTAGAGCGCGGATCTGAAACAATTAGAGCTGCAATCGACCTTCGTAAGGCAGCAGTTTTAGCAGCCAGCACACCGATGCCGTCTGGAGTATTGCGTAACAATGGTGCAGACCTAGATCCTAAAGAGATCGCTGGACTTCTTGCAGCATGGAAGAATGCTCGCAACAATCGCTCAACTGCATACTTAACATCTACTCTTGAGTATCAGCCAACATCATTCTCACCTAAAGACATGATGTATGACGAAGCACAACAGTTCCTAGCAACAGAGATTGCTCGCCTATGCAACATCCCCGCTTATATGCTTTCGGCAGAAGCCAACTCATCAATGACTTATGCCAATGTACTTGACGAGCGTAAGCAATTCTTCTCAATGAGCCTTGCACCATATGTTAATGCAATTCAGGACAGGCTCTCAATGGATGACATAACCGCTCGTGGTAATTCTGTGCGCTTTGATGTGGACTCATCATTCTTAGCAACAGAACCAATGGAGCGCTTGCTAGTGATTGAAAAGATGTTATCTCTAGGCTTGATTACAGTTGAACAGGCTATGGAGATGGAAGACCTAACACCTAACGGCAGTGAAGGAATCGAATAATGGAAAATCAAGTAATCCACTTCTCATCTGGCTTAATTGCCAATGTTGAAGAACGCTTAATCTCCGGCAAGATCGTGCCAGCAGGTACAGGTGAAGTCGGTAATACTTCAGCAGGTAAAGTCGTATTCGAGAAGGGCGCAATTGCACTTCCAGAAGATCCTAAGACTGTCAAGCTACTTAATCAACATGACACACGCCAGCCATTAGGCAAGGCAACACAATTCACAGAGCAAGAAGATGGCATTTATGCATCGTTCAAGGTCTCACGATCTAATCGTGGATCAGAAGCTCTTATCCTTGCAGAAGAAGGATTGCAATCAGGTCTTTCAGTAGGCGTAGAAGTAATTAAGTCAAAACAGAAGGGTAATGTGATGTTCGTATCCGCTGCCCGATTGCTAGAGGTTTCATTGGTAACAGAGCCAGCATTTAAGTCTGCTCAGGTTATCGATGTAGCGGCTGAGGAAACTCCAGAGGTCGTAGAAGAAGAAATCACACCAACAGAAAGCGAGACAGCTGTGGAGAATACTCCAGAGACAGTTGCAGCACCAGCAGTAGAAGCAGCAGCGGTTGAAGCTGCTCGCCCAACTGTAGTGACAGCAACTACATTCGTGCGCGAGCGCGTAGCACCAATCACATCAGCACAATACCTAGAAGCAAACATCAAGGCAGCACTTGGTGATGATGAGGCTCGCCGCGTAGTACGCGCAGCAGATGACACAACATCAACAAACACTGGTCTTACACTTGCACCACACCTAAACACATTTATCACTGACACATTTACAGGCCGCCCTGCATTTGAGGCAGCGACTCGTCAGGCTCTCTTGCCAGAGGGTATGTCCTTCACAGTTCCACGCCTTTACACAAACGCATCTTCAGCTGATACTGCTCCAACAGTTGCAGACACAAACGAAGGCGCAGCACCATCAGAAACTGGGATGACAAGCGCGTACGATACGATCAATGTGGAAAAATTCTCAGGATTACAGCGAGTCAGTTTTGAGCTAATTGACAGATCACAACCAGCGTTTATGGAAATCATGATGACTGAATTGCGTAAGGCATACGAGAAGGCAACAGATACAGCACTTCTATCTGCTTTCACAACATCAGGAACAACAGCAGCAACAACAGCAGCAACAGCAGCTGGACTACAGTCATTCATCTCTGTAGAAGGCGCAGCAGCATACAAGGGTACAGGCGGAGATTTCGCTAACAAGCTAGTAGCCTCTGTTGATCAGTGGGCTGCAATCACCGGCTACGCGGATACCACTGGACGAGCATTGTACTCAGCACAGGGTGCAACATACAACGCAGCAGGTAACGCAGTAGCAACATCTGTTCGTGGCAACATTCTTGGCACAGACCTCATCGTGGATCACAACATCCCAACATCAGGAATTGTAGATAACTCTGCATACCTAGTTGCACCATCTTCAGTCTATGTCTGGGAATCACCACAGACACAGCTTCGCGTTAATGTTCTAACAACAGGCGAAGTAGAGATTAACCTTTACGGATACTTGGCAATCTATCTTGCTAAGTCAGGTAAGGGTGTTCGTAAGTTCAACCTAACTTAATTAACATAGGTAACTAAGTACGCTCTAGGGGGTCAGTAGCCCTCTGACTCCCTAGAGTCTTTAGAAAGGACAAAGAATGGCACTCACTACAGTCGCAGAGCTTCGATCAACACTCGGAGTCGGTACGCTGTACCCAGATGCCACCTTGCAGGAAGTCTGTGATGCTACAGATGCAGTCCTACTTCCAATGCTCTGGAAGCCTCAGTGGTTCGCAGTAGCACATAGCAACATTGTGAACGAAGGCACTCTTTACTTTGACATTCCTGTCACAGACATCTTTTATGTTGGACAGACTGTAACTATTGCCAATTCAGGCAGTCGATACAATGGATCTAAGACCATTGCAACAGTTGGAGAGTATTCAATTTCAGTTGCAACTAATCACAGCACAATTCAACCTAAGCATCCTATTGAGCCTTTTGGCACAGTAACAGCAGAGACTTACACGGACTGGACAACTGACATGGCAGTCCAGCAAGCAGCTTTGATGATCGCTGTTGAGATCTGGCAAGCGCGTACAGCCACCCTTTCAGGCAGTAACGCAGTCGATTTCCAGCCCTCACCTTATCGAATGAGCGCACAGCTACTCGCTAAGGTAAGAGGATTGATCGCGCATGCACTTGCGCCTACATCGATGGTGGGCTAATGCCTGTTGCTGTCACTACTCTTAGAACCACATTAGCAACCGCGTTAGTCGATAATGCTAAGTGGCAGACTTTTGCATTTCCACCTGCGACAGTCCTTGCTAATTCTGTGATCGTGTCTCCAGATGATCCTTACCTAACGCCAAGCAACAATCAGCACATTACTATCAGCCCGATGGCTAACTTTAAGATTGTTATGACTGTGCCTTTATTCGACAATGAGGGCAACCTTAACGGGATTGAAGATACAGTCTGTAGCGTGTTCGCAAAGCTCGCTGCATCATCTTTGACCTATAATGTAAGCGCAATCAGCGCACCAAGTATTCTCAACGCTGCATCGGGAGACCTTCTCAGCTGCGAGATGTCCGTATCAATCCTAACGAGCTGGAGCTAAAATGTCCGAGTGGGAAAAAGAAAACGAAGCCTTCCTGATCAAAATCGGGCAGGTAGCACCAACAGCACCAAAGCCAGTAACTACTAAGAAAGACGAGGAATAATCTCATGGCTGTATTTCTAAATAACTTGGTCGGTGTGAAGATTAACTCCGTTGATCTTTCCGACCATGTAACATCTGTAACACTGAACCGCACATTCGACGAGCTAGAAGTAACTGCTATGGGTGACACAGCGCACAAGTTCGTTAAGGGCTTAGAAGCATCTACCGTAACAATCGACTTCCTAAATGACACAGCGACTGCAAATGTTCTAGCAACATTGCAAGCTGCATGGGGAACAACAGTCACAGCTGTATTCCTACAAACAAAGGGAACAGCAGTATCTGCTACTAACCCTCTCTACACAGTGTCATTGCTAGTTAATAACACAACAGACATCAATGGTGCTGTTGGCGATATTGGAACACAATCAATCACATTCACTGCTAACTCAACAATCGCAGTAGCCACTACAGGCACATTCTAAACAAACTATAAAGGGGCAAACTCATGGCAAAACTAAAGATCGTTCGTACAGATGGAAGCGTACTAGAAGGCGAGATCACTCCAGCAGTGGAGTACTCATTTGAGCAGTACGCGAAAAAGGGCTTCCATAAGGCGTTTCGCGATGAAGAAAAGCAGAGCGATGTCTATTGGTTAGCATGGGAAGTAACACGCAGAGCAGGTGAATCTGTTAAGCCTTTCGGTATGGATTTCATTGAGACACTCAAAAGTGTCGAGGTGCTTGATTCAGACCCTTTAGCTTAAAGCGCGATCTTCCATTCACCTATCTAATTGCTAGGCTAAGCATTAGGTTGGGAATCGCGCCTCAAGCATTATTAGATCTAGATAAGACAATGCTCGATGCATTAGTGCAAGGGCTCAAGGATGAAGCGAAAGAGGTGAGCGATGCCAACAGAGGTAAAGGGCGCAATCGAGCTTCGTAAAGCCCTTAGAGAATTCACTCCTGATCTTGCTAAAGAAACACAGAAAGAGATTGCAGCAATCCTTAAGCCAATCACTGTTAAGGCTCGCGGATTTATTCCGTCATCTGCACCTTTAAGCGGATGGGCTAAGAGTGGCAACGGCACATGGGGCAACCGAGCTTGGTCATCATCTGAGGCTAAGCGTGGGGTTGGCTATAAGACCTCGCCATCAAAGCCTAATCGTTCAGGCTTTCGCGCACTTGCTCGCATCGTTAATGCTTCACCATCTGGCTCTATTTATGAGACTGCTGGTCGCTTAAACCCCGGGGGCAGACCACAAGCACAACTTGCACAAGTTGTAGCACCTGGACATGTTAATTTTGGTAAGACAATCAGATCAGGTTCTAAGAATGAATCTCTTAGCAATAATCCTAATGCTGGTCAGCAATTCATTGACGCGATGAGCCGTACTTCACCTATTGTCAATGCTTATCAACGACAAGAAGGACAAAGAGGTCGCGCTTCTCGTAAGATGAAAGGTCGCGCAATCTTTCGCGCATGGGCTGAGGATCAAGGCAAAGCTAACGCTGCAGTTATCAAAGCGATTGAAAAGTCTAAAATTGA